CACGAAAGGTTAGCAGGAGAGATAAGTCCTTACAATAAGAACGTTCACATCTTACCAAACGCATTACCTTATGGGCAAGAGCAGTTCCAGGATAACAAGACAGAAGATTACAAGGTTAGATTGTTTTGGTCAGGAAGCGGAACGCACGAAAGGGATATTGAAATACTAAGGCAGCCGTTTAAAAGGTTACAAGGTATGAACATAAGAACTGTAATAGCAGGTTACAATGACGGGGAGAAACCTATATGGGATAAAATGATTGATGCCTTTACTTGCGGACTAAAGCTTAACCCTACTATCTACAACTATGCTAAGGTTACGGAATATATGGGTGCTTACACGGATAGCGATATTTCAGTTATTCCATTGGTTGATAACAAGTTTAACGCTATGAAGTCAAATCTAAAGGTATTAGAAACGGCTGCTAAAAAGAACCCTGCTATTGTTAGCTACGTCAATCCTTACTTAGATATGCCCGTGCATTACGTTAAAAGTCAAAAGGATTGGTACAAACATATTAAAGATTTAGTAAGCGATGCAGATATGAGAAAGGAAAGCGGACAGAAGTTGTTTGAGTTCTGCCAAAAGAAGTATAACTTTGACGAGATAAATTTAGACCGAAAGTATATTTATAGTAAACTATGCCAGTAACATTAGCTAATATATTTTATCACACTAAGGTTGACAAGTCTGGCAGATTAAGGTCTGTTGGTACTTATTCTTGTGATAAATGTGGCATAGAATGTACCCAAAGAGCAGACGAAATAAGAAGGAGAGGTGCTTTATGTAAAAAGTGTAAACTAACACAAAATTTTACAAACGAGTTTAGTAATAAAAATTTAGAACTTACTTGTGCAAATGTATTAAAAAGCAAGTTAAATAAGAGATATATAAAAAGGGGCTTAACTTGTACATTATCAGGAGAAGAGATACTTAAATTAGTTAAAGATAAATGCCATTATTGTGGAACAAAACATAGCAATAATATGCAATATAAACAACTTAATTTTAAGTATAACTTTATCTATAATGGTATTGATAGGATAGATAGTTCAAAAGGGTATATTCAAGGGAATGTAGTAACTTGCTGCAGAACTTGTAATGTAGCAAAAATGGATATGGACTATAAAGAATTTATTAACCACATTACAAAAATATATAATCACATAAGAAATGCCAATATATAAATGCGCCTCTAATGGCAAGTACAGAATAGGCTCAGGCGGTTGCGTTTACGATACCGAAGAGAAAGCTAACAAAGTTTGGAAGGCTATTCTTGCAGGTGGCAAGTTCGCAGATAGCTATAATGACTATCCCGAAAGTGCAACTAATAATGCAAAGAGAGCTTTAGAATGGGCAGAAAAAAATGGTTGGGGTTCTTGTGGAGAAGCAACTGGCAAAGCAAGAGCAAGGCAGTTAGCAAATCGTGAGCCGATTAGTAGAGATACGATTGCCCGTATGGCTTCCTTTAAAAGACACCAACAACATAAAGACGTTCCTTATAGTGAAGGTTGTGGTGGGTTAATGTGGGACGCATGGGGTGGGACATCAGGTGTAGAATGGGCAATTAACAAACTAAAAGAAATAGACAATAAATAATTTGCATACTTAAATTTTTATTATTAACTAACGGAAAATTTAATGGGGAAAGTATGCAGAAACACACACAAATTTATTTGCAGGGAATGGGGTATAAAAAAACGGACTTCATTTCTTGCGAAGTGTGTGGCTCACAAGCGGTAGATATACATCATATTGAGGCAAGGGGAATGGGTGGCAGCAAAGACAAAGACACGATTGAAAACCTAATGGGGTTATGTAGGAAGTGCCACATAGAATACGGAGACAAAAAACAATATAAAGAGTTCCTAAAAGACATACACTCAAAGAATTATGGCAAAGATTAAAGAGAACAATAACAAAGTTAGCTTTGGGAAACGCAAAAGAGGTTCTGCAAAGAAGTCCTTTAACAAGCACACGCCCAGAGAAAAAGCATATAGAGGTCAAGGCAGATGAGAAAGTTAAACGCTATATGGCTACTCTTAACCCACAAAGCTTACTTCCTTGCGGTATGTAAGACGGGTAAAAACGGAGATGATATGACCACAATAGGACACTACACCTATGCTATGGCAGAAACTTTAATCAATAAGCATATAGCAGACGTAGATACTTACCTCGACCAAGAAGACGCAATAGACGAAGCAAACGATATAATCAACGGAATACTATGATACAAAACGTACCAATCAACACAGTTAAAGCAAACCCTAACAACCCCAGAATAATTAAAGACGATAAGTTTGCAAAGCTTGTAAAGTCAATTAACGAGTTCCCTCAAATGCTAAACCTTAGACCTATTGTTGTAAATGATGATATGGTAGTACTTGGTGGCAATATGAGATTAAAGGCTTGTAAGGAAGCCGGACTTAAAGAGATACCGATTATCAAAGCAAGTGAACTAACTGAGCAGCAGCAAAAGGAGTTTATAGTTAAAGACAATGTAGGATATGGCGAGTGGGATTGGAACGATTTAGCTAATAATTGGGATGAGCAGGAGTTAATAGATTGGGGGTTAGATATACCCGGCTTTGATGCCGAAGTTATAGAAGCCGAGGAAGATGACTTTTCAGTTCCAGACGGCGGAATTGAAACGGATATAGTATTAGGAGATTTATTTGAAATAGGCGAACACAGATTGCTTTGTGGCGATAGTACGGATAGCGACCAAGTGGCAAAGTTAATGAACGGACAAAAGGCTGATATGGTATTCACAGACCCGCCATACAAACTTGAAACAGAAGGCGGTTGCAAAGGAAGTATAGGAGAAGGGTTAAAAAAACAAGGAGATAGCATAGAGTTTATATCAAACTTTGAACCAACTGAATTTTTACAAGTGCTTCCTTTAATATTTGATAAAAATAAATTAAACGCTTACATATTTTGCAATAAAGAACTATTGCCAGATTATTTAGTTTGGGCAAGAGATAGTGGATATTCTTTTAATGTTTTAATTTGGAAAAAGCCTAATGCGATACCGATAGGTGACTCACATAGACCAGATATAGAATACTTGCTTTTATTTAGAAAGTCAGCCATTTGGAATAATGGTTTAGCTGATGTTAATTATTCAAGATGTTTAGAATTTGGAAGAGAGAAAGGACTACACCCGACTATGAAGCCTATTGAATTAATAGCAAATGAAATGAAGATAAGCTCGAATCTAAATAGTTTAGTATTTGATTTCTTTTTAGGTTCAGGCTCAACAATGGTTGCTTCACATCAATTAAAAAGGAAGTGCTACGGAATGGAACTTGACCCTAAATATTGCCAAGTGATAGTAGATAGGATGCGTAAACTTGACCCGACATTAGTTATTAAAAAGAACGGAGAACCAATTTAAAAACAGCGAAATTACAGCGATGCCTAATCCAAAAAATATAGAGCCGTACAAAATGCAGAAGGGGGAAACATTGAACCCAAACGGCAGACCTCGTAAGTATGTAAGCCTACTTAAAGAGCAGGGATATAAACTTGCTGAGATAAACGATACCATACAAGCTATGATGTCAATGGACTTAGAGGAACTTAAAACAGTATGGGATAACCCGAAGGCAACGATATTAGAAAAGACGATTGCAGCAGCTATGCGTAAGAGCTTAGAGAAGGGCAGCCTTTATAGTTTAGAAACTTTGCTTACTCGTGTTTATGGTAAGCCGAAAGAACAAATGGATATACAAACAGATAACAGGATAGAGATAGTATTTGTAGACGGCAAGACAATTCTTTAATGCGCATAGAACTACCTAACGGACATATAAACCAAAAGAAGATACTTGACTGCGAAGCTAGGTACATTGTTGTTATGTGCGGTCGAAGGTTCGGCAAATCGGAGTTAAGCCAGATTAAATGTATTACAACCGCAATAAAAGGCGGTCAGGTTGCATACATAACCCCTACCTATAAATTGGCTAAGGTATTCTTTGAGAAGCTATGCAATAGCCTTCCCTTCCCTAATAACAAATCGGACTTAAATATCAGCTTCCCTAATGGTGGCAAGGTGGAGTTCTTTACAGGGGAACGCTTAGATAACCTGAGAGGTAGAAAGTTCAATCTGGTAATAGTAGACGAGGCTTCCTTTATACCTAACCTTGAAGACGGGTGGCTAAACTCAATAAGACCTACTTTAACGGACTATAAGGGAAAAGCTATATTCCTTAGCACCCCAAAGGGGAAGAATTATTTTTTTAGTTTGTTTAGCAAAGCCGAGCCGGATTGGAAGAGCTTTAAATTCACGACATACGATAACCCGTACATAGACCCTAACGAGATAGACGATGCAAGGAAGCAGCTCCCAGAGGTTGTATTTGAGCAGGAGTATATGGCAAACCCGGCTGAGAACGCAGCTAACCCCTTCGGCAGCCAACACATACGCAAGTGCTTACACCCGGTTACAACAATGCCGGTAGTAGCTTATGGAGTTGACCTTGCCAAGTCAGTCGATTGGACTGTTATAGTAGGCTTAGACGAAGACGGAAATGTGGCTTATTTTGACCGCTTCCAAATGGATTGGCATAATACTAAGCAAACTATCCTTAGACTGCCTAAATGCCCTATCCTTGTCGATTCTACGGGGGTTGGAGACCCTATCCTTGAAGACCTGCAAAGAGAAGGGGTAATGATACAAGGCTTAAAGTTCACGAGTTCAAGTAAGCAGCAACTAATGGAAGGCTTACAGGCTGCGATACATCAAGGTAAGATTGGCTATCCTGAGGGGATAATAAGCCAGGAGCTTGAAGTCTTTGAGTATCAGTATACTGCAACAGGGGTAAAGTACTCAGCACCTTCCGGCTTCCACGATGATGCCGTTATGGCTCTGGCATTGGCTTGGCAGAATTTCAGCCTTAAACGTGGCACAGGCAGGTATGCCTTCCTATAATTTACCGCTTATCCTTGATATTTGCCGTTCATCACAATTTTAAAAAAAAGTTTGCCCATTTGATTGTGTAATGTGAAAAGGTTGTATATTTGATATATCAATTAACCACAAAAACATTTTTTATGCAAAACTTCACTTTAAAATTCGGTAAGTACAAAGGTCAGCAATTTTTAAGTACACCTACTTCTTATCAACAATGGTTATTAAAGCAAGATTGGTTTAAAATGCCTGTTGTTTTAAATGAAATGCAACAAGCTCAAAAAAGAGTTAGCCAATGCGCTAATAAGCTAAAAGGTTGGAATGGCTATTCAAGAGCAGGTGCGGCAGCTTATGATAATATGTTTGAGGCAGAAAAGGCTATGGATGCTGCATACTATAATGATTCAGACCCTTCTTCTCCAAGATGGAATGGAGAATATAGTTTTATATATTAAGCAATCGAAAATAGGGGTGCGACTATTCAACGCACAATTTAACTAACTAAACACAAACACAATGAAAAAAGAAACCGCACAACTTTTAGCCGTATTTTTAGTAGCTTGTTACCTTATTGGACAATTACAAGATATCTACTCAAAATGATTTACGCTATCTGCCTTCTGCTAATTGCAACAGGTTTTGTAATGGCAGCCTTAACTGACTACACAATTAAAAACTATGACCCAAAGCACAAAAGAATATATAGACAAATATTACGCAAGTGAGCCGATTAGTATAATGATGTCTAACATTGATGCTACTTACTTAGAGATACTTACCTACTGCCAGGATAAAGGTTATGAGCCTTCTAAACGTAGAATGCGTAAACCAGAAGATGCAGCTAAAATAGGCTTCTTTGATGTAGATAACTACAAACCAGAAACAATATGAAAACAGCAGTAGAATGGTTACAGGAGTTATATGATAACAGACCAGCATACGAGGAGTTTATACTTGATGAGGAGTTTGAACAAGCCAAGCAAATGGAAAAAGAGCAGATAATAGATGCTTATTATGGTAAGATAGATGGAGTATATGGATATAGAGAAGCAGGAGAAGAATACTACAACCAAACCTTTAACCAAAAATAAACAAATGGAACTTCAACAAATCTTCGAAACAACAAAAGAGCAAAGGACTGAGTTTACCTACCAATTAATTGAACGATTAAACGCAGGGGAACTTGACCCGCTTAAAACACATCTTCAGGTTAAAGCCTTAGAGGATATGCTCGAAACCTTAAAGGGAAATAAGGACTATAAAGATGCCGTATTACAAGCAGCCGTATTAAATGGAAAGGACTTCGAGTATATGAGTGCAAAGTTTAATATTAGAGAAGTAGGCGTTAAGTATGACTTTAGCAAATGCGAAAGTCCTGCTTACGAGGAGATAATGACTGAGTATAATAGCGCAGCTAAAGCCAAAAAAGATATGGAAGAGTTCCTTAAAAAAGTTCCGCATCAAGGGTTAGACATTATTAACGGAGTTACTGGCGAGGTTACAAAAGTTTACCCACCTGCTAAGAGTAGCACAACAAGTGTAGCCGTATCCTTAAAGTAATAAAAATATTGTACTTCTTTGCAATTTGCTTACCTTTGGCAGCGTTATGCTACATAGGTGGGCATCTTGCTTATGAGATAATGTTAAAACTAAGAAAATGACTTGGAACGAATTAACAGTTTGGCAGTACCAACAGATTTATCCGATAGTTACTAAGCCTGAAAAGGATTGGACTACCCTTGATGTAGAAAGTAAGCTTGTAGGTATTTTACATAACCTTACAGACACGCAAGTAGATAGCCTAAGCGTAGCAGAGTTTAACAAATTAAAGGTAACCTTAAACTTCTTAGATGATAAGATAGAAGGTAAGCCGGTTAAGTATACCGAAGTAAACGGCAAACGTTACAAGTTTATTTATGATGTGCAGCAAATTAAAGCAGCCAGATACATCGAAACAAAAGTATTTAGCACCGACTTAGTAGGTAACCTACACAAGTTAGCAGCCTCAATGGTTATGCCTCAACGCAAAACTTGGTACGGCAAATGGGTTAATGATAAGTACGATGCAGCCAAGCATAGCCAATATGCCGAGGACTTACAAGGGGCAAATTTTATGCACGTTTACCAATCCATTGTTTTTTTTTATCAAGTATACAGAAATTGGATAGAAGTTTCTCAGGGTTATTTGGTTCAGGAAATGACGAGCAAGGGAATGAGTTTGGAACAAGCGAAAGAGGTGGTTCAAATTTTATGCAGCACTTTGGATGGCAATATTGCGCCAAATCTGTTGCCGACCACGAAAATATCACAGTTGATGAAAGCTATGAACTTACCACAATACAATTCTTAAATACCCTATCCTATCTAAAGGCTAAAGCCGATTACGATAAAGAGCAACATAGGAAACTTAAATAGCCCTGCCATTTTTGGTGGGGTTAGTTATTTTTAGACCTTCCTTATATTTATTAGCGTGAGTATAAGTAAAGCACAAATACAGGCGTTAAGGGATAGCTTTATACAAAGCTTAGGCGGTAGCTTTGATAAGTACAAAGGGGGAGATTTACCCGTATTAGAGGAAACACTTGCTTTGTATGGTCAAGCCTTTAACGATAAGATTACCGAAATACTTGACAAGGAAAATATTACGAGTTCTGGAAGATTGGCAGAACCGGCTTTGCCTATCATTACAAAGTTTGGCACGGGTTACATTTTAAGCCTCGGTTATGAACCAGGAAGCGAAGCATCTAAATACTATGACTTTGTAAATAAAGGGGTAAAAGGTACAAAGAACGAGAAGGCAGATAATAAAACACCTTACGCTTTTAAGGGAAATAAAAAAGCCGTTCCGGTAAGTTCAATAGAAAAATGGCTTAGTTACAATAAGCTAAAGTCGGTATCGGTTAAAAAATATACAAAGCTTGGAACTGAAGCAAAGGCAATAGAAGGCAAGAAGTCCTTAGCCTTTTTAATTGCTCGTAGTATACATAGGAAAGGTTTAAAATCTACACGCTACTTTGATAGAGCAGTAGCGCAAATATTTAATAAGCAATTTATTGAAAACATAGCAGTCGCAATAGGTGGCGATGTGCAAATTCAAATCAAACAAGCAATCAATGGCAATAACAATAACAAGTAGTCCTGCACCATATTCGTCTATGCACGATAACCTGTGGTTCGTATCAAGTTCTACTAATAGCGGAACTACAAACTTTAAGTTTGTGTATGACGTATATATAAACGGAAGCCAGGTTATTAGGTCAAAGGTTTTCCCTTCTCCAAGTGCAGAGGGTAGATATGGGGTATTTGATGCAGCACCAATAGTAAGAAGTTCCGTTACTAATTACTTTGAGCCTTCAGGAAACTCAATACTTGTAGCTTCAAACGATAAAATCAAAGTAGATTACCAAGTAAGAATAGGCGAAGAGGTAAGCGGTGTTACAACTACTAACTTAGCATCTGGAAGCTACTCAGCATACAACTTTGTACCCCCATTGTTTGCAGATGTATTCTTTATGGAGAGCCAAACCTATTTAGATTTAGCAACTTATTATAGCAGTTTACAATTAGAAAACTTTAAGGATAACTTTTTAACCGAAAGGGATTTAGATAACATAGCTATTGAATACGGAGATAATTTTTACGCTTCGTTCTTAAAGATAACTTCAGGAACTTACTCGGCCTTTGTAGAAGTAGTAAACGAAAGCGAAGCCGTAACAAGCACTGTATCTGGCAACATTACGTTAAGCGGTCAATTCAACTTATTTAACTTAGAGGCATCGCACATAAATACTTTTGCAGGCTCTACTATTATTAACGCAAGCACTTACGGATATAACTTTTACTTAAAGCGTGGTGCTACTCAATCAAGAGTTATCAAACTAAGACAAAAGTGCTATCCTAAGTTCCAACAATATAACTTAGAGTTCCTAAATAGATTAGGCGGTTGGGAAACAAAGAGCTTTACTTTAGTTAATAAAAGGTCAAGCGAATTTGAAAGGACATCATACAGGCGCAATGATTGGCAGCTTGTAGGTGGTCAAATGAAAAACTCAGATGTATATAACAAATTTAACGAAACAACTTTCAACTATGCTATTCAGCATAAAGATAAATATAGGCTTACTTCTGATTGGGTTACTGAGCAGGATTATGCTTGGTTGGCTCAACTTGTATCGTCTCCTATTGTTTATATGGAAGTACTTGGTGCTTATTTCCCTGTTACCATAAGTGCAACAAATTACGATTACAAGTTAGAAAGCGCAGACAAACTATTTAACTTTGAGATTGAAATAGAAGTAGGAAGATACTTAACAAGCCAATTCAGATAATGATAAGTACAGAAATTTATATAGAGGATAGAAGGATTGATTTATTAGAAGATATATCTACCGAGTTCACTTATGCCATTGATGATGTAAGTGAGTTTGGTAGTCGCAATACTGCTTTTAGCAAAACAATTAGCATACCAGGAACAGGGCTTAACAATGCAATCTTTGGTTACATCTTCGAACTTAACAACGCAAACTTTACGGATAATGACCTGCCAAACGTAGGATATAATTACAACGTAACTAAACAAGCTAACTGCAAAATCTTTATTGAAAAAGTGCAGATATTTAAAGGCACTTTACGAATATTGGAAATAGTTATAGACAAAGAAACTATTGAATACCAATGTTGTGTTGTGGGGGAGTTAGGTGGTTTTATTAATCAGTTAGGAAATAAGCGTTTGGAAGATTTAGATTTTAGTGCTTACAACCATACTTATAGCGTAGCTAATATTAGCAATAGTTGGGATAACGCAGGCGGTTCAGGTTATTACTATCCGCTTATTGATTATGGTGGTGTTAGTATTGGTAATGGTGGCGGTGGTCACGGAGTAGCTAAAAAGGACTTTCAATACACAACTTTTAGACCTGCTTTGTATGTTAAGGAATATTTACAAAAGATATTTGCAGGTACAGATTATACTTTTAGTTGCCCGTTCTTTAATACGGCTTTATTTAATAGGTTGATTATACCTAACAATCAAACAAGAATTACGGCTTTAAATAATACAAGCCTTAGCGCAGCAGCTAAGTTAATAACTATAAACACTAATTTAAGTGATATTGTAGAATATACTTTAATTACGGCAGGTAGTTTTACACTTGACGGCTTAGGTCAGTTGTTTACATACACAAGTGGTGTAAATATTACAACAGATATAAATATTTTATTAAGGGGTAACGTAACATTTTTTAACCCAAGTTTGCCAAACTATTCTGTTATACTTAAAAAGAACGGAACAGAAATAGGCAGACAGGACTTTGATGCAAGTGTTAGCACGTTTATGAACTGCAATTTTACAGTTAATAATATAACGTTTGCTAATACCAATACAATGCAGGTTCAAATATTAGGTAACGGAATTATACTTGATATTACATTAGGAGAATTAGTTGTAACTACAAGCACACCTACACAAGTACAAATTAACTTAGGAGAAACAATTAAGATAAATGAAACTATCCCAAGAGGTATATTTCAAAGTGATTTCTTTTTAAGCATTGTTAAAATGTTTAACCTTTATGTGTATGAGAATAAGTTTAACGACAAGGAACTGGTTATTAGTCCGTATGTGGATTTTTATCCTGAAGTATCGGCTAATGCAGAAGATTGGACTAACAAAATAGATAGAGCCAAACCTTTAAGCATTAAGCCAATGAGTGAGGTTAATGCTCGTTACTATAACTACAAGTTTAAGCAAGACAATGACTTCTATAACGAAAACTATCGTAAGAAGTACACCGAAGGTTATGGAGATTTTATTTACGATACCGAGTTTGACTTTGTAAAAGAAACCGACACCTTAGAAGTTATATTCGCTGCTTCTGTACTTTATCAGGCAACAGGGCAAGACAAAGTATTCCCTGCTATCTATAAGAAATCAAATAGCAACAACGCAGAGGATAAAATGGATAGCATTATTCGTATAATGCAAACAAAGAAGATTACAGGTGTTAGCACTTGGCATATTATGAATGACAATCATAACTTAGCGAACTATACTTCGTATGGTTATGCAGGACACTTAGACGACCCTATTAACCCACAAAACGATATTAACTTTGGCGCACCTAAAGAGATACAATTTAGCCCTAATAGATACCCAGAAGTAAACGTATTTAATGCTTATCATAGTCCTTACCTTGCTGAGATAACAAGCAAGGATAGTAAGCTATTAACTTGTTATGGTTTACTTGATATTATAGACATTTTTAACTTAGATTTTAGTAAGTATGTATTTATAGACGGGGTATTATTTAGGCTTAATAAAGTCGAGAATTACAACCCTATGGAATACAACACTACTAAACTATCATTCCTTAAAGTAATAGAAACACAATACTAATGGCAGAAAATACTCAATTATCATTTGATATAAGGGTCGGTGGTAACCAAGACCAAGCTTTAGGCTCGTTAAAAGCGCAGCTAAGAGAAGCAACGGCTGAGGTAACAAAACTATCCGAGCAGTTTGGAGCAAGTAGCAAGGAAGCCGTAAACGCAGCAAAGAGGGCAGCTGAACTTAAAGACCAAATCGGAGATGCTAAAAGTTTAATTGATGCATTCAATCCAGATGCTAAGTTTAAAGCCTTAACTGCTTCGCTTGGCGGTGTAGCAGGTGGCTTTAGTGCCTTACAAGGTGCAACAGCTTTATTTGGAAAAGAGAACGAGGACTTAGAGAAAACATTACTTAAAGTAAATTCTGCTATGGCTTTATCTCAAGGCTTACAAGCAGTGGGGGAAAGCATAGATAGCTTTAGACAATTAGGTACAGTTATTAAAACGCAGGTAGTAAGTGCATTCTCTACTTTGCGTGGAGCAATTATCGCAACGGGTATAGGTGCTTTAGCAATCGCTATTGGTTTAGTAGCTGCTAACTTTGACAAAGTAAAGAAGGCAGTTTTAAGTGCTATTCCTGGTCTTGAAACTTTTGGAAACTTTATAGGTAAAACTATTAACTCAATAACTGATTTTATTGGTGTTACGAGTGATGCTACAAGGGCATTAGATAAGTTAAAGAAAGATGGTGCTGAAACTTTAAGGGTCAATAAAAAGTTCATGGAAGAACATGGCGACCAAGTAGACCAATACACAAAGAAAAAGATTGAAGCTAAGAATAGGTATGCTGAAGCTATAAAACAAGATGGTGCAAACACGGCTGAATTAGGTAAAAGATTAAATAGAGAATTAGCTGCTGCAGATAAAGAAAGAGCGGATGATGTAGCTAAAGCACAAGCAGAAGCAAGTAAAGAAGCTGCTGCTAAACGTAAAGCAGAAAACGATAAAAGATTAGCAGATGAAAAACAATTATCTGCTGATTTAT